GTTAATAAGAATAGCTTGGCTGCCCGCACCAATAGCAGTTACTTCGGCTGGCTGCGTAACAAATACGTCTTTAGTACCAGCAGGAAAACTAACTAGTGAGCTAGAGTTGTTTGAGGACAGAACAGTGTCACGGCTCATTGATGTATTACCAGCGTAATACGTGCCAATACCTACCTCCCATGCGCCTGATGTTGCATCAGAAATGGTGTAGTAAGTTGAGTTACCATCGCCAATAACGGAGAAAGCCTGGTAGCCTAAAGCAGCGCCACCAAGTACGATTGTCCCCGTACCAGTCGTTGTGGTATTGGACTTTACCCTATCCTTTAGAACAAGAGCCATTCTTGGCTCCTATTAAGCAATACGGATGATTGCGTTGCTTGAGTCTGCAGATGGGAAAATCACCGAAAAAGTGCCATTAGTAGCGGTCTTATCAGCACCAAATGCCAGAACTGCAACTGCTGTGTTAGCGGTGCTATTGTAAATCAAAGCGCCGTTAGCAGTAATATTAGCGTTAGTCCAAGAAGTATTAGCAAATGACATGAATGCCACGTTGCCAGTAGAAGTTGGGCTTGTGCTAACTGTCAAAGTGTTGCCACCAGCAGTGTAGTTAGAACCAGAACTTGTTACTTCGTTTACTGTTGTGTATGCAGTTGTAGCGTTGCTCAATGTTGCTGAGCTTGTATACAAAGCAAGTTTATATACAGCGCTTGCGCCTGATACGAGGTTTTGTTGACCGCTAAGGATTTGAACCTTAAACGAATCGCACATCGCTTGGGTGATTGCCATTTATTGCTCCTAAAATTATGGGTTAACTTTGATTCTAGCTTGTCCGTCACGGTATGCGTCGCCACGTTCTAGGCCAGTTCCAAGTCTGTTAAGTTGTTGCATTGCTTCATTATACTTGGCAATGTAGTTTGCCAATATATCTGGTTCGCCCTTCATGTATGTATAGGCTTCAACTAGCGAGCCATAAAGCAACACAGGGGAATAATTATCCCCAAGCCATGAAGAACCAGCGGTAACAATAGATTCTGGGTAATAGAAATAGTGCAGCTCTGCGCCGTAACTATAATCGGGGGTTGGTCCCAGAATAAAAGTAAGCTCGTTAGGGTCATTTAAGCGTGAACCAAATAAAGCATAATAGGATGGAGTACCAGTAGCATTAGGATTTGGGAACGCTTCACGGATAAAGTTAACGTCTTTGTTTAAAAGATACGTGTAGTTTCCAGTAGTTGGGTCAATAACCGCCAAAGAATAAGTAGCTAAATAGTCGTTTGGGCAAGCTAAATATTGGTTCCCTGAAGTGCATGTACCAGTAACGTTTTTACGCAAAGAAGGAATTTGCACCGTGTTATAGATGCGCTCCTCCGCTTGCTGAATGAAAGTATTAATCTGGTCTGTATAAGAGACCGTACTTCCATTAGCAAGAAACGTATCTGGAAATATGTTTTCCGTGTACGTTTGTATTTGCGTAAAAAGAGTGTTGTAGTCCATTATGCCATTGGGCCTCTAGCAATACGACCTTTAGTAGCAGCACCATTACCACGAGTCTCAATACCGTCAGTCTTAGGACCACGATCTTTATTACCAATAGATACATTCATAGCAACAGTAGAAGGGGTAACTTCATTTGCTGGTAGTGTGTTTGGGTCACGCATAGTATGTCCAGTAGCTGCTTTAGAATCGGCAACACTAGTACCACGCTTATCGTAAGACTCAGCGGGTTTATTATTGGGGTTTTTACCTACTTTAACAGCTGGGCTATTTTTAGTAGTTGGTTTTGGAGTTGCCATATTAGCGACCTCTTCCTGATTTTTTTTGATTCATAGCACGAGCCATGTTACGCCCAACAGATTTCATGGAGTTACCCAATTTCTGTGGGCCTTTAATTGGACCTTTTTCAATACCAATACTTGGGCCTGTGTCACCTAAATTTTTGCCTTTAGTTTTACCGTGTTCGGTTACACCATCAGCGTCTGTTTTATATCCCATTTTAATGCTCCTAAGTTATACTTACCGTTACTGTACCAATTTGTCCTACTGCAATCAAGTCATCGGGCGTTAAAGCGTTATCAAAAAGCCTAGACCCACCTACCGGATTCCAACCCCACTGAAATACCCTACTACCCATATCTGGATTACCAAACCCGTTTGGGCCTACACCAGTCAAATTAATCTGCAATCCATTTGCACCTGATTGTAAGTAGCTAACATCGGGTCTTGGTCCTCTGACTGCTTGGGGATCATTAACTGGGTATAAGCCCAACGACAACTGTGGATGATCTGGGTCCCAACACTCTCTACAAACTTTAATGTTGAACGGATGCGTTTTAATTATCTCAGTACGTAATTCCTTAAGCATATAGCGCTGATCGCACCTATCGCATTCGGCAATTGCGTATTTTCCAGAGGAATATTTACTAGGCATAACATCTTAATTGTAGTAGAAAGTATTGCGTGGTACAAACCTAATCGGGGCTTTTTCCCTATCTTCGTCTGCCGCCAACTGAAATTGTTGCTCGTAATCCGCTTTTAGCATTGGAATACGGTTCATATCCATATCTGGAAGCTTAGTACTTAATTGGTACGCTAACCCAGAGACCATAGCTGGAATAAAGCGGAAAGGCATATCCTGCACAAACCCACCCGACCCAGCATCTTGAATACGACGCATGCGGTAATACACAAATGAATACTGATTACCCGGCGCATTAGGAGTAGGCCAGACGTTTACAGATGGTAAGTTTTGTACAGTAACTATTGCCCCCGCATTATGAGCAGCTGCTGTTGTTCCTGCCTGTCCACGGAAGCAATTTAATAACTGGTTAGTAGCAGTGTTCACATTAGGGTATGTAATGATCTCGTTATCTAGCTGAATAAAGCCAGAAGACCCTAGTTGAGTTACGTCTGATACTGTAATTGCTGTATCTGTAGCCGATACGTTGGCGGTTGTAACCACTGTTGTTGGGTTTGATTGCCCCGATTGGCGGTCTATCCATACTTGAATTGGTCTGCCCTGTGTTAATTTATTAGGCAGCGTCATGTAAGTAGACTCAGAAATACGACTGATATTAATGTCGATCTGGTTAGTTGTACCGTTGTTTTGGCGAATTACGGTATCCAAAAGGTCAATAGTATCTACAGGCAGGGCATATGTCGCCTGCCCAGTGTTCATAGTAATAATGCCTTGCTCAATCGTCCAAAGATTAATGCCTCTATTAGCCCACTCAATAGTAAGTAGGTTTAATGAACGACGAGCAGTCCGGAAGTCATAACCAGAACGCAGTTCTTTCCCACAACGCTCAAACGCTTCTTCAATTAAATCGTTGACATCGAGGTTAAATACCGTTGTTCCGGTTGTAGTTTCAGCCATTATTTAGCCTTTTTCTTTACAGTCTTTTTAGCTGCTGGCTTTTTAACTGGGCGAGTTGTAGCTTTGGCAACACGAGGTTTGCGTTTTGCTTTTGGAGCTTCTACAGGAAAAGGCCATGCTTGTTCAGCTTGTGGCTCAACTTTAACTTCTTCTTTTGGTTTAGCAAACAACGCTAACGCTTTTTTAATTAGACGCTTCATTTTTTCATCCCTTTCAGGGTTTCCGCCAGCCTAGCCCGCTTACCGATCTTGCCCGGTTTCTTTGCAGCTGCAGCTAGTTTTGCTGCCGGAATAGGTTTTCCTGCTTTAGCGCCGAGTTCTTTGCGCAACGCACCAGGTTTTTTAATTGCATCTTTAATCCAGTTTTTAGTAGCCATTATTTTTTCCTCGCTGCTCTCATGTTATCTACGAGATTTGGATATGGGCGACCCGCTTTTTTAGCCATTGCTTTAGCACTAGCTTTTTTGGCAGGGGACATTTTTTTGGGTTTTCCCAAGCTTTTTGGTCTTGGTTTATCCCATACTTCTCCACCTTTTTTATACTCAGTGAAATCAGTATTATCACGACGAGCTTTAACCTTAGGCTTACCCATCTTTGACGGCATAATGTCTCCCATACCTCGGCTTGGTCTCA